GCTTAGACCCTATGCGGTGGGAGTTCGAATCTCTCTCTCGGCACTAAATAAGTAGGAGGCAACAATGCCAGCAAGTTACACGAGCAAAGGAAAGCTCAAGCCCAAAAAGGGCAAAGTTAAGAAAGGCGCCCGTGCAGGCGCAATGGCTCCAATAGGCGCTAGTAGACCGAGTGGTTTCAGTGGAGGACGTACTGGTACAACTGGTGGTAGTGCAAAGGGAACAATCAAGAGAAAGAAAGTAAAGAAAGGTTAATGATGGAAGATACAATGGAAGCTTATCGCGGAGTAAGTGGAACAGACCAAGAAGTAGAGAAGGTTTACTTTATCCTTGATGGAGATGATGACCCTGTTCAGGAAGCGTATATTGATGATATCGTTTCTGTAAATGATTTTCAAATACCCGTGGAACTGCGTATAGAATAAATAGGTCGGTGGTGTAATGGATAGCATACCTGGCTCCAATCCAGGTGATATGAGTTCGAATCTTGTCCGTCCTGCCAAGCCTACGCTTGAAGATTTTGGTATAGTATATCTCAAGATGGTTTTAGGTTGGGATTGGGATAAGGTGGCAAGCTATACTAAACAAGGATGCCAGGAATTAAAGCCCATTTATGAAAAAACATTACGCTACGTGATGGGGCTATAGGTTGCGATTGGGGAGGTAAGGTATCTCACTGGCCTCATAAGCCAGAGAAAGCGAGTTCAATTCTCGTCGTCGCTACCAATAGCCCTTCCAGAGCGGGATAAGTGTTGCTGGTGGCATTCCAGCCTTCCAAGCTGAGGGGACGGGTTCGAGACCCGTATTCCGCTCTGGGTACACACACTGTGTGTACATTGAGCCAGTGTGGTGTTAATGGACAAGCATGTCGGTTTTGTACTCCGAAGGTGAGGGTTCAATTCCTTCCATTGGCTCCATTCGAGGGGAGATGATGTAGCAGTCGCATAGCAGGCTGTGAACCTGCCAGGACAGGTGCAACTCCTGTACTTCCCTCCAAAGGAAAACAAATGGCTAATAAAAAAGACTGTAAAGAAATAATTGCTGGAGAACCTGTAATTAAGCCCCAAAAACTCGCTGTTCTTGAGGTTTGTTGTGATTGTGGGCTTAACCATCTTACGTTTTATCGTATTGAGAATATTAAGGGAAAACGTACGGTTATACAGACATCTTACAGAGATACCTACGAAACCCAGAAGAGTAGGAAGGCATTTTCCTACTCCCATAAAGTGGCCCGATAGCTTAATTGGGAAAGCGACTGTCTTGCAAGCAGTTAGATACGAGTTCGACTCTCGTTCGGCCCACTATGTGGACGGGTAGGCCAATCGGTAGAACCAACTGGTTTAAGTCCAGTAAAGTAAGAGTTCGAATCTCTTCCCGTCTAGGAGAATAGATGAATGACCCAAAGATAGACAAAAAGAAATCAAGATGCTGTAAGGCAAGGGTCGAGTTGTCTACCCAAAATAAACCCACTGAGAGACCTGGGCATTTCCACTTTAAGTGTACTGCCTGTGAGACAGACCCTTGCCTCATCATATTGGAGGTATAGCTTAGTGGTAAAGCCGTGGGCTTTTAACCCATTGACTGGGGTTCGATTCCCCGTGCCTCTACTGGGCGCTTAGTGAAAAGGTATAACACCTGTTTTACACGCAGAAGTTGGTAGTTCAACTCTATCAGTGCCCATTAGGGGCAGGTAGCTTAATGGTTAAAGCGTTGCGCTGTTAACGCAGAAGATGGTAGTTCGAGTCTATCCCTGTTCGCCACATTCCCGTAAAGGGGGTATCGTCTACTGGCAAGGATAGTGGGTTTTCATCCCGCAGACACGGGTTCAATTCTCGTTGCCCCTTCTACGGGGGAGTAGCGTAGCCTGGACGACGCGCGTGACTTCTAATCACGTATACGTAGGTTCGAATCCTACCTTCCCTGCGAAGGGTTAGTATAATCTGGATAGAATACAAGGCTACGAACCTTGAGATGCAGGTTCGAGTCCTGTGCCCTTCGCAGGTGGGGTAGTTTAACGGTAGAACAGGCAACTTATAATTGTCAGATAGGAGTTCAATTCTCTTCCTCACTATAATGGCGGGGTAGTTCAAAGGCAGAACAGTGGGTCGATAACCCTCAGATGGAGGTTCGAATCCTCTCTTCGCTACCAAGGAGACACCATGAAGTTAAATTTTTACAATATATGGAAAGGTAATCCTACATGGCACTTCACCCTGGTCGATGCCTTTGTAGTTCTTAAGGGTTGCCCGAGTCTTGATATTACGATATTAAATCTTACCATCTCTCTCGAATGGGGGAAATGGACAAAGAAGTTGGGACGGTAGCTCAGGCAGTAGAGCGGGTGCCTGAAGAGCACCGCGTCGCAGGTGCAATTCCTGCCCTTCCCATTGGGAATTAGTGTTAGCGGACGAGCACGGTGGTTTTGGGAACCATCAGGGTCAGTTCGAATCTGACATTCCCAATGGGTAGGTATGCAAACGGTGAAGCGCGCTGGCTGTAAACCAGCCCCCACGTGGTAAACCTGCAGGTTCGAATCCTGCCCTACCCTCTTACCCAATAGCCCTTTAGCCCAATGGTTAAGGCGCTGGGCTTTGAACCCAGAGATTCATGGTTCGACTCCATGGGGGGCTGCTGGGTAAAGATTTTACTTGACAAACTCAACTAAATGTGGTATACTATAAATAGAGGCATACATTATCGTGGATGATTTGAGACGAAGTTGCACAAAATGCCACGGTACAATCTACTATGACTACGCAGCAACCGACAAACCAAACTCCTGGCTCACTTGTCCCTATTGCGCGTATGAGAACTGGGTTGGTAAGGGACGAAATCCTAATGCTCATCGTGCGTTTACGAGAGAATGGTGGGCTGCCAAAAGGCGTAAAGCCAGACGAAGACTGGGGAAACCACCCCGCAATGGGATGGTATCTACGTAGTACACAGTGTGCTGAGGAGACTTTTCATCCCGAACTTAGCCTGGTGGAATGTATTGAAGTCATCGATGAATAATGCCTAAGAAATTAAAACGAAAACTCAAGAAAAAGGCTAAAGCCAAAGGACTCAGTAAAAAGCGTACGGGTGCTTATGTATATGGGACACTACGAAAAACAGGGTGGAAGCCAAAGGGTGAAAAATAATGGCTAGTATTGCATCAAGGGCTTCTACTATGGTTAAGGGCCAAGAGAAGAGAATTAAAGAGAAGCAAGCATTAAAGCGTGCCCGAGAAATGACAAAGAAGTGGGCTGCTGAGGATGCTGCAAAAAAGAAGAAACCCAAATCTAAACCAAAGAAAGCATTACCCAAGGCAACTGACGCTGGAGGCACAGCCTTAGAAGAAGGTCGCAGAATGGGTATCTATAAGAAAAAAAAGAAAAAGAAGTCCCAGAGTAAAGTTACACAACCTGGGGGTTCTTGGTATAAACCGTGAAGAAATTCATTTGTATCGTAGCGTTGCTTTTGTTCCTGTCTAGTTGTATAGTTGTAGATAGTCGGTATATTCGCATGAGGCGCGCGATGGTGCGTCCCGTGTATGTTCCATATTATGGGTTGTTTTATACTCCGCATAATTACTACGGATACGAGTATTGGTATGGAAACTATGCTGTAAATTATCCAAGTTACACTAAAGCAATAAAGAGGACTGTGACAAAACAACAACTTGCTGCTCCGAAATCAACCAAATCAGGAAAGAAGACTAAAGTTAAAAATAGATAACTTGGGGTGAGTGACACTGGTTTAGCTACCTGGCTGCAACCCAGGCAATAGCGGTTCGATTCCGCTCCCCAAGTCCAGCAGAGTCGAGGTCGAAATGGAGGAGACACCTGGTTGTCAGCCAGGAGAAAGCGGGTTCAACTCCCGTCGGTTCTGCTGGATTTGAATATAAGAGATGCCGTAGAGATGAGTTACTTCGACAACTATGGTTATCATTTTGGATGAGGCAATATGATTATTGCGAGAAATCCAAACCGCCCTGGCAAGCACTAGGGCACTCTCATTTCGCCTGTCGCTCTCTTAATATATAACATATGGAAAGTATTATCCGCACGGACTTTGATAAGTCCATAAACAGAGACCTCCTGAAAGGGGGCAAGTCTGTCTCAAGGAAAAGGAATGCCCGTAGGAAGCAAAAAGTTAAAAACATCGACGTTAAAAAAGGCAAAAGTTTCTAAAAAAGAAGTCATAACTAAGCGCGATATGGAGGGCTTTAAGGGTTCTCTACCCCTGGACTTCAAGAAGGTCATGAAGTCTGGGAAGACACTCCGTGAAGAACTCTCTAAACATATTAATGAGGTCTTAACTCAGGAGATAAAGAACCAGGCACCGCGTATTAAGAAGTTAAAAGAGTGGCAAGACCTGTATAAGGGCCATAGAGATGAGAGAACATGGCCTTTTCCACATTGCGCTAATACGACTTCACCCCTAACGCGGTCAAATACGGACGCGATTCACGTGAGAATCCACGATGCCCTCTTTAATAAGAGAAAATTCTGGATCATGAAGGCTAGTAAGCCCGAGGCAGTGGGAATTGATCGTGAAATCGAAGATTATCTTGACTGGTTCCAGCGAAACATCCTAAAAATGCGCACCAAGTTACAATCTCCGTTACTTCAGTGCGTAAAAACGGGTACTGGCGTAATAAAACTCGGATGGGAGTCAAAGAAACGGACATCCTATAGGTACGCCACAAAGGAAGAGATAGCAGATAAGGAAGTTACAACCTACAAGCTCCCTGGAAGTAAGACTCCTGGTGTTAAGTATGTTCATACTGAGTACGAAGGGCCACAAATCTATGGTATCCCGAGAGAAGACTGGATAATCTCCTCAGATGCAAAATCTGTACAGGATGCGTACTTGTGCGGGTTTAAGTTTACTCTTCGAAAACCAGAGATCGACCTTCGTGTTAGACAGGGGATATTTTATAAAGAGCAGGCGGATAAGTTGATTGCTCCAGATAAAACAGACCCTGTTAAAGAAGGTCGCGCAGAGGCTCAGCATAAGAAAATAGAGTACGTTGATGCAACCAAGCCGTTTGAAATCTGGGAGCTATGGACTAGCTTCGATGTGGATGAAGACGGGGAAGAGGACGATATTGTCCTAACATTGCATAAAGAAACTGAGACACTTCTTAACGGAATCTACAACCCGCTATTTATTGGGTTTAAACCGTTTGTACCCCTGGTGTTTTATCCTCACGAATACTGTGTAGACGGGGAGGGAATAGCAGAGATACTTGAGAGCATCCAGTATGAGATTGATTCGTTGCATAACCAGAAAATTGATAGACTTACACAGATTAACAACCCCGTGATATTCATTAAGGAGGGTAGTAACCTGGAGGGTCTTGAGTATCTGGAACCAGGGAAAGTATATGTTTCTGACATGGATTTAGATAGGGCCATCAAGGAGTTTAGATGGTCTGATACTACGTATGCCATCGACAAGGAAGAGGCTATGCTGATGTCTCAGGGAGATAGGGCTGTTGGTATTACGCCTAATGTTCTTGGAATCTCGACTGCTGAGAGACCAGTAGCGAAAGAGACATTTGCGAATATCCAAGAGGCGAATAAGAAGTTCCAACACGGTATTGCGAATCTTCGTCTCGGGCTGGCCGAGATTGCATTTATGATTATTGAATTTTATGCCCAGTACCAGCCAACATATAAATACACTACTCAGACTGGGGCGCCTCTTAAAGACGGTGCTGAGCCTGAGTGGGAAGTCAAGAAGGTTAACTTTCCTATCCACATTATTCGGGATGGGCTAGAAGTAGAACTCTTTGCTTCCACAGAATTACTGAACCAAGAGGTTCGACGTGAAGTGAATATCGCTGTGTATCAGATGCTCAGTGATTTCTATACAAAAACGGCAGGCATGGTAGAAGCGCTCCTAAGCAATGAAGTGCCAAAAGAGTTTAAGAAGTTCTTGCTTAGCATTATGAAGAAGGGTGACGAGCGTATTGAGAAAGTACTCGAAGACTTTGACCAGGCTGATTCAGAAATGTACAGAGTGGATATTGAGAAGGTAATCGATGTTGAGAAAGCATTAAACATGCCACCGCCACCACCACCACAGGTTGATGAACAGGGGAACCCAATAGAAGAAGGAGGACAGAGTGCCAGACCAACCCCTAGAAGGAGTATGAAAACATTGCCAAGACTCAGTTCTGGGCAATACTAAGTCAAGAGGTTGAGAAGAGAATAAAGACCTACTCAGAAGGACTTGAGGATGCGGAACTGTCGCTTCATTCTCACCTTGCTTCAAAAGACCAGGGCAGGATTGATTCTCTTAGGTGGATAGTAAGAGTAATAAAAGATATTAGAGACGGGAAAATCTCTTTAAAGACCCCGTTGAAAAGTATTGGAGGTTTAAATGTCTGATTTCGTAGAGGGGAGGACTTTCCACGATGCAAAACCTGAAGACATGTCTGTTATCACTGACCCTGATGTCAGAAAGAAACTAGGTTTGCGGGAAGCCCCCAAGAAAGATGATGACGCGACCCCTAAAGACGACGGTACTAAGAAGGATGATGATTTAAAGATTCCTGAAAAGTACGAGGGAAAATCGCAAGAAGACCTGCTAAAGATTTTAGTTGACCGAGACAAAAGTTTCGGAGAACAGGGTACTCGCCTTAAGAAGGTAGAGGACGACCTGGAGTTCAACAAGAGAATAGCAGAGCTTAATCGTCGAGATGCTCCCGCACCAGTAAAAACGGATACGGAGCCTGTGCTCAAGCCTGAGATGCCTGAGTACAAAGATGACGACTTTATATCATTTAAAGACGTTAAAAAGCTAGTTGGTAGTGCAATACAAGAAGACAGGAAAGTGACACAAACAGTTAGTCAAGAGAAGCTGCTCAATATGATTGGCATTGCTCACGATGAGGGAATGAAATCCCTCAAAGGGAAGAAAGTTGCCGAGGGGATTGAACAGGAAACTTCGATGGCTATGTTTGAGCATTTTAAACCATTGGTTGAAAAAGGTTACGATGTTTCTTCTTATCTAAGAGACCCTGCTCAATGGGAGAAGGCTGCGCGTAGCGTACGCTTTCGACGTGAAGAGTATGACTATCTCACAGAAGGTAAGAAAGAAGACAAGAAACCAGAGGAAGATATCAGCCCAATGGCCCCTATTAAAGGGGAAGCGCCTGGAGGACGTGGTGCACCATCATATGGTGAAGAACCTATTCGGTTAACCGAACATAATAAAGGTATTATGGAGCGGTTTGATTTATCGGAAGATGAAACTGAAAAGGGACTGCGGGAAATCCGAGACGCTCGTCGTAGAGGAGAAGCAGTATAATGCCTAGAACACTAAGACAAATTCATTTTGTTGACCTTGCTCATTCGAAGCTTGATGACGGTGGAGTCGCTGATTTAAGACGTAAGCGCGGAGAAGCGCTTATCGATGTAAAGGCAGCACAAAAGGTTCCACAGCCAAAGAGAACAGAGGAGCAGAGGCATACACTGGCTACACTTAAGGACACGTTAAAGACAGCTCAGACACAGCTTAAACAAGCTGAAGAAGCTGCGAGCAGAGAATTTAAGAACGGTATAAAAGAAGGGCGCCTGCGTTTTATACGTAAGGTTCTCGTCGATTTTAAGGGCATTAAAGCGCCAAGGCCAAAACACTACCTGAAGTGGTGTCGATACGACGCCTTTAATAACTACAGGGAATTTCGAGATTGGCAGGCAGCGAGAAATTGGTCTCCTGTTATTGCTGGTCGAGACCCGTACTGGCCTGATGGAATAGCTCCAAACAATCAGAATTACTATGTTTTTGGTGACCTGATTATGATGAAGACAAACATGAAAGATTATCTTCTTCAGCGTTGGGAGGACATCCAGAGGTCGCAACATGCCCCAGCCGATGCTATCGCAAAGTTCAAATCGGACGTTGAGAGAAGCGGAGGTGACGTTCCTGATGAAATCATCCAGACAATTATGGGTGAGTTCGACAAGAAATTCAAACGCGGTGAACTAAGCGCACCTGTTTAAGTCCCAGTTTTAGTTTTTTTCTTCCATGATGACGGACGTTGGTCTGTCATACTAATTACGGAGGAAATCAAATGGGATTTCAATTAATAGAGGGCCCACCTAATATTGTTTATTTTCAACAATCTGGGTCTTCAGCAACAGAATTCTATGTTGGCGACCCCGTGATATTCTCTAGTGGCAAAATCATAATTGCCACCTCTGGTGCGAATGTTTTAGGAATTTCTGCCAAACAGGCAACGGGTACAGCTAATACCTGGCTTCCTATTCATTTACTTTCACTAGAGCAAATTTGGAGTATTGCTGTTGACGGCGCAACTACACCTGCTATCGCTTCCCACGTGGGAGTGAACTATGACCTCACAATTTCTGCTGGGGTTACGGTTCTTAATGTAGCTGGTACAACTGCTGCTGGTTGGTACGTTCTCGGTCTTGACGGACGAGACGTTCCTGCTGCTGGTACACGAGTTCTCGTGAAGCCAGAGTCTGACACAATACTACCGTTTGGAGACTAACATGGCTAATGTTGACAGCATAATGAGGACAGACTGGGATACCAGTACAAACAGGGATATCCTGAAACTTGGTCTACGTAAACTTTTTGACAACACGCAAAGAGAAGCGGTTGTCGAATATCCTATTGTTGTTAATGACTTAACAACTAAGGAATACTACGAAAGAGACCAGCAAATCGCAGGGTTAAGCTTAGCTCAACCCGTACGCGAGGGTCAGAATATTCCTATTCAAGCACCACCATTCGGTGAAAGCGTTACATACACACAAACTGGATTCGGAACTGGGTTCCGTATCACACACATGATGGACTACTTTAACAAGTACAAACTTCTGAATAGATGGACATCAGACCTTGGCAAAGTTCAAAAAGAAACTAAGGACATTGAGATTGCTAAAATGTTCAATAGTCCTACGGTATCTACCTACGGTGGAACTGGTTTCGACAGCCAGGTTCTTGCGTACGCTACTCATACTGGACTTGCATCTGGAACTGGCGACAACTACAATAACTACGCTAACGCAGGACTTTCAATCACAGCACTTGAAGACATGAGATACTACTTCACCACACTTGTGGATGACTTAGGTATGTACATGGGTGCTGTACCAACAATTCTCGCAATCGAACCTTCACTGTACTTCACAGCTAAAGAGATTCTTGGCTCAGAGGGTAAAGCTCACGAGATGAGCAATACCATCAACGTTCTAAAAGAACTTAATCTGACCTGTTTTGAATACCACAGGCTGACAAGTACTACTGCATGGTTCGTTGAAGCGAAGAGTGACAAAAACTTCGACATCAATGTTATGACATCTATGAATCCAACATTCTGGACAAAAGATGCTCCTGACATGACGAAGGACACAATCGTGTTCTCACTCCAATACTTCACATACGGCTTTGGAGACCCAAGAACGTATTATTGCGGTAACACCTAAGTAGGAGGATGATATGAGTGGAACACCTGATATGTTAACTCACCTGGGTGGAGTTCCTGTAGGGGTAGACCGTTTAGCATCAATGTTCCAAGCTGGAAATATCTGGTTTGTGGACGGTACTGACGGTCAAACACGCTTCGAGGGGAAAACACCGAGCGACGCGAAAGCGTTACCTTCTGCTGCAGTTACGGCTGCTTCAAGAGAAGGAATCATCTACATTCGACCAATGACTACCGTTGCCTGTGCCGATGTTTACTATTCAGATAACATCACAATTCCGATTACCAAACCGCAACTCCAACTTATTGGATGCGGGGCTGGGGGTGGTATCCCTGGATATAGGGGTTCGGCACAACTTAGGGCTGCAACAACTACAAGTTCACTTATCACCATTGAATCAAGCGGTGTGGTCGTTGAGAATTTACATCTCAACGGTACATCTATGACTGCTGGCAATCTGATTAAGGCGGTTAGAAGCGCGACGGTTCAAGCTGTATGCGCGAAAGTTCGAAACAATCGCTTTATTACGGGTGGTGCTGAACTTACCGCAGTTTGGTTTGGAAGTTGTCAGTACAGTTGGCTTGAAGATAACCTCTTCCTGGATTGCTACAGAGGCTTCCATCTAGAGGCGACTTCTGGTTCACCACAAAGCATCGTATGCCAAAGAAACATCTTTTCTGGAATGGTACTACAAAGAGACGTAGATATTTATGTCACAGCGACTGACATTCAAAGTAAGGGTCACCTAATTCACGAAAACATCTTTGCTGACGGACAACCGAATCATGCGACTGCTCGATACCAGACATTCATCGACTTCAGTAACACCTCTGGTGTTTCTACTGGAATCGTTAGCAGAAACTGTTTTGCAACGACTGATGATAATTCGCTGGGTACTTCTGGTGGTGTCGCTAAGCTACCTGCTGGTTGGTTTGCGGTTGCGAACTACTATGAAGGTACAAGCGCTGCTGGACTAGCTGGACATCTGACAAGAGCGTAAACTGAGATAAAATTCAAGTTGATATACGGGGGGAAGTGAGTCTTCCCCCCACATCTTTAACGGAGGAAATATGGCAAAATTAGCAGTAAGGGTCATTCTTGACATCACTATATCGGACGAAGAGTCTGGTTCACCACCAAGTCCTGTATATGATATGCAGGACGAGATAGAGAATATCATCAGTGATGGTTGTGGTGCCGAGGGATTTACCTATGAACGACTTGCCAGTAACGTCGTTGATGACTGTAGACTTGATGATGTATTCGAAATCACGGAGGTACCATGAGAGAAATAGTTGAACTCCTAGTTCTCATTGAGTGCGAAGAGGAGCACCTGGGTTACATTGGAACTATTATCGAAGCTGGCTGTACCGCAAGGGGATACTCGTATGAGTCTATCCCAGTCAACGATGGTGGTGATTTCGGAGCATACTACAAGGTGGTAAAAGAGTAATGGAAATTATTATTCGTGGTCATAGTAGAGGTGGCAACGCCGAACAGAGGCGCCTAAAGGGAAAAAGCGTAACAGAGTTTGCTAAGAACCTAGAAAGCGAAGGCTGGCCCAGTGAGTTTAGAAGTGAAGATGAGCGCTCAAGGGTGAAGTTTGTTGAAAAGAAACTCGGACGAGCGCTTGAAAAGGACGAAATCAAGAGAATTAATTTAAGTAAAATTTAAGGAGGCTTAATGCCTAAGATTGAAGACGAAATCAAACGGCTTGAACAGGAAGCAAGCACGCTGACACAGAAAGCCAAGCAACTCGGTGAGGCGTACAATAACATCGGGATGCAGATTCGTAAGACTCGGGAGGAACTCCTTATAGTAGAAGGACAATTTAGAGCCTTTAAATCAATGTTACCCCAAAAACAAGAAGAACAGAAGAAGAAAACAATAAGGGGTAAGAGAGGAAAGAAAAATGGCACATAAAGGAACAATATGGGAAATTAGCGTAGAGGGTGTAATCTTTGACAGACCTGTCTGGATTCAAAAAGCTGTCTTAATTCCCAATGCCGACGATGACTTTGCGACCTTCAGTTCATGGGGGCCAGAGACAAACAATCCAACCGTTAGAACAACTATGTTACGGAAAACCGTTTCGGTTACAAGTACGACTACACTCACGTCTACTGGTAATTTTGAAGCTGCTGAAGTTGTTATTCAGGATATCATACAGATAACCTATTCATCTACAGGTTATAATCTGGGACACTGGCAGGTAGCCACCAGAAGTAATGACAACGCTATCATAGTTGATATCGGAGTAGGGGCATGGAGCACCAAGGCTGGCCCCTTAAACAATGATACTGCTGCGACGTATGATTGGAAGATATGGAATGAGCAGACAATATTCGCCCTGGCTACTGCCAATGACGCCGTAAACACTGAAATAGATTTCACTGGTATGGGTCGTAGGGGTCGTAGATTTCCAAATCTATCATGCGCTAGTCTTGATTCAAGCACAAAAGTTATACTGTACATTGCATAATGGATACCAAACCACAGGGAACACCCATTGTTCCGCCTGATAGAGACCGTTCTGAACGCTTACGGGTTGGATGGGATGCGTGTGATTTTTGTGGTGCGAAGCATATTCAGGTTGACCTGAAGTTCACCAGTGGCTCTGTAGAGCCAACTGAAGACGAGGTTATCACTGGGGCATCCAGTGGTTCAACGTGTGTATTTGTAGAGGTGGTTTTACTGAGTGGTTCATGGGCTGGTGGTGATGCTGCTGGCTGGATGAAATGCTCAACGCCTAGTGCGTGGGATGGAGACACCCAGCGCTGGGGTACTGCTGACGAGATTCTAAACGGGGCCACAGCAGGTAATAACTTTGCTACACTTGACGACCTGGGGGAGATAAAGAAGTACGGACATCTTCATCCAAAATCAGAACTAACCGATAGAGACGGGAAGAGGCTCTGTATTGCACATTACAACTGGTACTTCGGGCCACGAGACAGGGATGCAGAAATAATCGAAATACGAGAGGAAGATAGAGGACAAGAATGGTAGAATTTATTGACGGAAAGCCCACTGATGCTCAACTAGACAAAATGGTTGACGGGATTGAGGAGTTCGGAAGAAAGTTTAAACCTGCTAAAGGGAAATATTATATCATCCTTGACGACTTTCAAACATCTGTCGGTGGTATAGAACTCTCTGAGAAACACAGTGAGCAGACACGGATTGGTACAGTTATAGCATGTGGCGAGCAGGTAGACGAGTACACGCCACTAAGATATAAAAAGGGAGACAAGATTTTTATCGAGTTTCACTCTGGTACAAAACTACATGTCCTGCGGTATTTCATTATCGATGAAAAATTCAGGGTTGTTTTCGAAGAGGAGATACTCGGACAACTAGAGGAGTAACGTGGGAGTATACACATTCGCTAATTATAAAGCCTACATGAAGCTCAGGTTCGGTCAGATGACGGAGCTTGAGTCTGTTGGTGGTACAAATATGTATGGGGTATGGATGAATGATGCCTACCTAGACCTTACTACCAGAAACAAGATGTGGGACGTTCGATTAGATTTTGAGTTTCCAGAACTAAAAACATCTGACACATCTCAATCGACTGCTGACGGAACTGCATATATTAGCGTACCAACAGACTGCTTGATAGTTTATGATGTAGATGATACTTCGAATAATCGTCGACTAGACTGGAGACCCTGGAATTGGTATATTGATAAACCCGATAGGGCAAACACCAGTGCAGAGGGAAAACCAGATTTCTGGGTACGCTATGGGAGCTACATTTACCTTTATCGTACACCAGATGCTGTGTATACCACAGCTATTTGGTACAGAAAGAAACCTGCACTGCTTACTGCTTCTACGTCAGTAACCCTTATCGGTTCAGAGTGGGATGAGATTATCCTTGAGCTTGCGTGTTACAAGGGCTTCAGGGCAATGCACGACTACGATAAGGCTGGAGCCTGTAAAGAGGTGGCGAAAGAAATGATTCTTGACCGTATTGGAATCTATAACCAGGAGAAGAGAGCTATGCGTAGACAACGCATTAAACCTTCTCAGCAGTTTATGAATTCGTACAAGAGAAAGCCCATATGAGTATCTCAAGCGGTATCATAACTAACTTTGGAAATCAGGTTGTTTGTGAGCATCTCTACAAGAACTCGACAGACTATGTGCTGTACATTGCAATAGGTACTGGCACTACAACCCCCACCGTATATGACTTTATAATGGAGGCTGAGTACGCCAGGGCGCTTGCCACGGTTTCATCTACGGCACTTAGGTTATATTTGAGCCTTGAATTTGCAATCACCGAGGACGTGGTTATTACTGAGTGCGGAGTGTTTGATGCCCTTATTGGTGGAAACCTGGTATATCATGGCGTGACTGGAGATGCCTGTAAGAGAACTATGGAAGACGAAGATACCTACACGGTAGGTGTTGTTTTAACACCAGTGACAGGATAATGATTGTAAACGCTGGGAAAACAGAACTTTCTAAACTTCTCGCTGGAGTAGCTGCGGACGGGTTTCTTTATATTGCCGTTGGAACAGGTTCCTCAGCAGCAGCATCAGGAGACACAACTCTGGGAACAGAGAAATACAGAGTACTGGCTACAATAGAGCGGTCATCTACGATAGCTCCCCTGGATACCGTACGACTATGGGGTATTGTGACTGCTACAGCTAACGCAACCCTATCTGAGTTTGGTGTCTTTAATGATGACACATCAGGAGATATGCTCGCGAGGAAACTAATCTCACCCACCAAGGGTATCACCACAGGACAGAAATGTCTGATGGTGTGGGACTTGGTTGTTAAGGATGGAGGCTTCAGTGGGAGTACAGGTTGTTAAAATATCCGTATCCATTATCGCCAGAAATGAGGAAGCGTGTCTCGGAAGATGCCTCGAATCAGTACGAGACTTTAATGAAACAGTGGTCGTTGATACAGGAAGTACTGACGCTACTGAACAGGTTGCACGACATCGAGGAGCAACCGTTTATAAATACAAATGGAACGACAATTTTTCAGAAGCCAGAAACTTTGCCAAAAGCAAATGCGAAGGCGACTGGATACTATCAATAGACGCAGATGAAATTCTGGAAGACCAAGGCGCTGACGAATGCAGACGCGCGATTGAGACCTGGGAAGAACGAAAGGACTGGCCTACAGTCCATGTATGCGTACATTCACCTTTAGGCACCGTTAAGTATTATGTCCCAAGACTGTTTCAAAACGTTGACTGGGTATACTGGAAGGGTGCTGCACACAACTATCTAAACGTACGTAAAGGCCCAAGGGCTAATATCAATATCCTTGGTGGATATTCACCTGCACACAGACACAACGAGGACAGGTCTATTCGCATTTTACTCAAGGAGCTACAAGAAAACCCTGGTCTCATCAGGGAGAAATACTACCTGGCTCGTGAGTATTGTTTTAAAGAACTGTGGAATGAAGCTCTACCACTTCTACAAGAACATGTAGAAAAGTGTACATTTCTTCCAGAGAGAAGTGAGAGCTACCTACTGCAAGCTAAGGTGTGGCGAATGAAGAACTGTTATTATTCTTCGCTGAAATGCGCACTACAAGCAACGAGGAAGAATCCCGAGTTCAAGGAAGCCTGGGATTTTTTAATGATGTTACAACCAAAAGAAGAGGAGTATAGAACCAATTATGCAATGGCTGATGACTCTCAGACACTGTTTATAAGATTGGGAAGATGGTATAATGAGTCGAGAAAAATTTAGATTAAACCCGATAGACCACTGTTACTTTCTGGAGAAGTCTCCACTGTATCAACCCCTGTCGTTCTCAGCATGGCCTTCTATGAATGTCGTACAAGACCACGGGAGGGTGCGTAAACGGTGCGGGTACAAGGCTGACCTGACAACTGCGGAAGAGGTGGATGTTCAGGGTGTGTATGTTTACCAGCGTAGAGATGGTACCCGAGAGACCGTTATTCTTAGCGAAGAAGATGTTATGGTTCGCAAGACAGGAACCGATGAGACATTTAAGTACTTTACTCCGAGAACAACCTACACTGGAACAGCCCAGGTAGACGATATAGACTCAGCAACCAAACTGGTTGTTACATTCGAAGGGGCAGCAACGCTGGTAGCTGACGGGATTGAAGCTGGTGATTATTTTATTCTTGATGAGGACTGGGCTGATGCCAATAAAGAGGTAGATGCTTCTTGGAGAAAAATCGCTTCTGTAGATAGTGAAACGCAACTTACCCTTGAGGCTGCATACGAAAAAGCTGTCTCGTCACCAGGTGCAAAAGACGCGACAATACGAAATATCTATACGGACATGCCAACAAACGGACGTTGGGTTACAGCCGTATGTGATGATACATTCTGCTTCTCTCATGGTGGTGTGAATGTACAAAAAATAGCACCTGCTGGTACTGTAGCAGAAGATTTAGATGCTACAAATGCTGTCAAGGCACGGTATATGCTAACATACGCAAATAGGTTATACCTTGCTGACCTTGAGATTTCATCTACACGTGAACCGTGGTCTTTGCAGTGGAGCATGGAAGGAGACGTAACGGATTGGACAGACTCAAGTGCTGGTACTGCTGACTTCCTTGATTCTCAGGATGTCATAACGGGACTCGGTAGAGTCGGAAACAAGGTTATAGTTTACAAAAAAGACTCGTTTCACGTTGGGCACAGAACTGGGGTAGCAACGGCTCACGTTGCTTTTCCAACCCATAGACGTGGCGCGGGATTATGGGCACCATATAGCCTAATACACGTAGAAGGTACCAACGCCTATCAAGGACGTGAGGACTTCTATATCATTGAGGGTGATATCCCTAAGTCTATTGGTGCCCCTGTAAGAGATAGGTTTTTTGATGAAGTACCAGAGGGTGCTCTTATTAACACCTGGGGATGCTGGGATGGAGGAAGAAATAGATGCTTATGGTTTGCTGGTACCAAGAGTCTTGGTCAGGTAGCATGGATATGGGATTATAAGGAAGATGCCTGGACTACATTTAAGTTTTACCACGAGATTACTGGTGCAGGGATGGGTGGAGTAGGATAATGACCGATTGGTTTAATGCGTATCAGAGAGACTACGATATTGAGGAACGCCTGTATGTTCTTGTGTATTCTGAGAAAGACGAAGAAGTGTTTATATGTAGTAACATGGGGACGTTCGAATGGGACTGTACTGTAGCTACCGATGGGGGTAATGCGTTCTCGGCCTGGTGGAGAAGTAAAGACCTTGACTTTCTTGAGCAGTTTCCGCAGTATAAAGATATTTGGAAAACCGTGTACACTGTTCAGATTGAGTATGAGGACATGACCGTTAATACTCCTATAGTTGTTGGTGTTAGTATCGATGGTGGTGCTACTTATGTCAGTAAGACTCGACTAGTCGGTACTGGAGACCGTCTTGTTAAGACAGCCGACTTCCATTTCATAGACCAGGAATCTGGTATAACTGGAAAATTATTTGTATTCAAAATAGAATGCACGGGGAGTACAGAGTTTAAGTTCATGGGAGCAAACGTATTCTTTGTTCCGAGAGGACAGTACTTCGAAATATAATGCCAGGATTTGAACACGTACGCGACTACTCTTACCCTACGGGTTTTGATAGCCTGGAAAAAGTAGAGGGCTGGGCACGGGATATATGGAAACAGATAGGCGAGGCAGAACATGGATTCGCTGAAGACCTGGAGTTAGCACTGTCGCAGAAGTTTTACTTTACAACTATTACAGGGATTACAAATGACGTAGTTGCCGACCAGCAGGAAGATACGCTAACGCTGGCAACTGGGAATGCTTTACTAAGTATAGTGGGTACTGCTGCCACAGATACAATCACTTGGACATGGGCGCACCTGGGGTTCGAGTCACTTTCTGACCCAGGAGCAGATAGAATACCATTCTGGGATGATGGTGAAACAGCACTTAAATGGCTGGCTCCAGATGGAACATCACTAGAGATAAGCGCAACTACGCTACAAGTTAAGGCAAACGGTATAAATGATTTACACATAGACTGGGGTACTGGTGCGAACCAGGTGTCCGCAGTTGATGTACCCATTGCAGATACGGGCTCATACTATACAGGAACAGAGGTAGAGGCAGCTCTACAAGAGGCCATGGTTGAACTTAAGGTTCATCAACTAACTGGCTTCGAAGATGCAAGTTCAGTTGCCCTGTCTACCGATAGTGGTAATCCACCAACTATTACACTTACATTCACGGGGACTGTATATTGGTGGTCAGATGGTGTGCGGTACAGTGACAGTGGAACAGATGCCTTACAAATGGCGGATAGCTCTGGTGTTCACTGGATTTATTATGATGGTGCCACCTTATCCGCACAGGTTAATCCAAGCGACGCTGAATTTGATGCAATTCTCACGGATAAGGCATTTGTAAGTATTATCTATTTTAATGCCACAACAAATGCTTCGTATGTGGTAGCCAATGAACTTCATGGTGCCGAGATGTCGGGGGAGACACACCGTTGGCTGCATGATAGCGTAGGCTCTAATTACCATGAGGGATTAACCATTAGTGGCTATACCCCAGATACAGCTACAAACGCAGCCCTGTCATTCGAAATTACTGACGGTAATTTTTTTGATGAAGATTTAAAAATCAGTATCGTAGATGGCTCCGCAGCCAATCAATATGAACAGCAACTCAATGGTGGGGATGCTTCAATTCCTGTTCTTTATAGAAATGCTGCTGGTGAATGGACAGAACAGGCTGCTAGTACGCTACCCTACATAGTTAGCGGAACCACCCTGAGGTATATGGATGCAGACAATTCATACGCACAAACCAGCCTGGGTAACAACCAGTATATGAACATGTTTCTTGTAGCTACTAATGATTGGCAGTATCCAATCAAGATGATACAAGGAACTGATGAATACTCTAAGCAGGAATATAGCCAGGGTGCAGTAGGTGATGAAATAGTTGATTGGGGTACACTGCCATCTGCTGAGTGGGTCTTGCTATATCAAATCATATTAAAACAGTCGAGTGGTGAAAGCGTCGATGGTAAGATAATTGATGTAATTGATTACCGTTTCACTGGTATAACTGGCGCTTCTGCAACATCACAAGACCACGGGTCTTTATCTGGCCTATCAGATGACGACCATGCTCAGTACGCGCTTCATAGTTTATCTACAGCAGCTAATGATTTTCTTGTCGGTTCTGGCTCTAATACATGGATAAAGAAAACACTTGCTGAGGCAGGTGCCATCTTAGAAGGGGATATAGTACATGACAACCTACAAAGTATTCCCGCTAATGACCACATAGATTGGACTAATGCTTCTGATAATTTTGGTACCTCGGGAACCCTTGGGGCTGGCGTTGGTACCCTTACTTCATTGACTCTTGGTACAGGAGAACTCACCTGTGGAAGCATTAATAGAGCTTCTGGGAATTTAACCCTAGAGGTTGGTGGAACGGCAGCCTTTACCATTGTTTCTAGCGCTGGAGCAAATAGTGTAGTTATTGAAAACAACCAGCTTGGAATAGGTGTATCGAGTCCAGGAAAAACCCTTGATATGGTTGGTGGTGGCTTAAGAATTAAGGGTGATACGGCTAATTTCGAATTATGGTTTGATGCTACGCCATCTTTTGCAGCGATTTTTAGAACATTGGCAGCTAGTTTTGGAATCGGTACATTCAATGGTTCATCATGGACGTACGACCAGCTTTCTGTAAATACATCAGGAGACATGACTTTACTGGGAAGTATACGTGCTAACGGTGGTTTTAATGACAATGGAAGCGCTGGAGTAGACGGTTCATTCACCGCAGGAAGCGGGGAAACCGTGACTGTATCGGGTGGAATTATTACGAATATTGTATAATGACTGAATACGTAGCACCTTACCTTACTGTAGTTGAGTACACGTGCAGGCACTGTTTAAAGTTGCCACCAGATTTCATCGAATTGGGTGAAATGTACAACCAATTCTTTGACGACTACTGGGTAATACTCAGAGGAGAATTCGGTGGGCCGATAAAGATAACGTCTGGATACAGGTGTCCACCACATAATAAGGCTATCGGTGGTGAGTCGTGTAGTGCACACTGCACTGGGTTTGCGTTAGACTGCAGGCCAGTAAATTTAGACATAAACAGGATTGTGGAAATAGTCGAGGATAAAATTCCCGACGTAAGAATGAAAGTATACCCGACCTTTGTGCATCTCGATGTGGCATTTTTATGTAAGCCACGCCTTCGAGACAACTGGGTGAAAGGATACAGATTCCATGGTAATTAAACAGTATAACTTAATTAAACGATTCATCCCGACAGAGACAAAGATGGAGTTTCTTACAGATGTATTACTAAACAAAGACCTCTATCTTCCTGACGAGTACAGAGATAGAAAGAGTGTAACCCAGCTCCTGCTTTACTATCTGTATGGTTCACGCAGTTTACTGTATGAGCTTGGAAACTGGGCTGGATTTATGGGATTTATAAATATCATTCCATCATACAAGTGTGGATTTATTATGAAACTATGGGACGGTGAGGCTTGGGGCTTTCCTCTTGCCAAAGAATTAAAAAGATTTACTTCCGACCAAATGAAGCTATACGGACTCCATAGATTAGAGTTGCAAACCCCAGATGAATCTGGGATTAGGATAGCCAAAATCATGGGCTTCGTTATTGAGGGAAACCAGAAATATGGATTTAGATGGAATGGAAAAATGTTAACGAATACGTGTTTAAGAAAGATAAGAGAAATATAGGAGAATAAAATGAGCTTTTTAGCACCTTTATTACCAGCGCTCATTCCTCTTGGAATACAGCTTCTAGGTAAGGCTGTCGGGGGAGATGACGAGGGCAGAAAGAAAATGGAATGGAGCAACATGCAAGACCCAGAAGAAGCAGCTATGAGAAAGAAGTTATTCCAAATGGCTATGATGGAGATGGGTAAACCTATGGGAGAATTCTCTAGTTACGGGCAGGGTGCTGCCAGTATCTTCGGGATGCAACCTCAGCTACCAGGATGGTGGGCAGGAGGCTCACAGATGCCTGGAGGAATCCCAGGTATGGGAACAGCAGGTAAGAACCCTTGGACACAGATGCCTAAGGGGTCACTACAGGCACCACAGGGTGGTAAATCACCTGGAGGTGGAGGCGCGGGTCTCCCAGTTAGATGAAAGACTTCATAAAGAAAAGCAGGTTTTATAATAGGGCAATCAATAACCCTACACAGAATAGATACTTTAGGTTTATCAAGGGCTTTAGTACACCGCTTGAGTCCCAGTTTACCAGGTCTCAAGCTGAGTTCGATAAACCCTGGGATACTAAACTAAAGTCAATCTATTGGAACGAACAGGAGGATACAAATGGCTTACTATAATCCATACAGAGGCATGGCAAGCTCTTCTGGAGCGGGAGGAAACTACTCGTACGGACAGCAGGGACAAAACCCATGGTTTAATAAGGGGGCGAGTAACTATGGACAGCCATACAATACTAACCCCTATCAAGCGGAATACAGGGGACAACAAGGATACCCAGGAGGAATGTCACAACCATCCCAACCACGAGGTGGATACGGTGGATACGGACAGCAATCTCCATACCAACAGCCACCTGCGGGTAAAGGACGTGGAATGGGTGGAATCGGCGGTGGTGGAGGCTTTGGTGGATTCCGTGGGGGAAGAAGTCCAATACAACAATTCCAACAACAGCGTTCGAGTGATATATACGGAGGAAACAACCCATTTCAAATCTATGGTGACCTTATGAAACAGAGGGAAATGGAAGGACAGCTAGGCATGGATCCTGGGGCTGCTTGGAGTAGACCACAGGGTATGCAGGGTTGGCACATGTATGAGATGTTCCCAGGGTTATTCCCAGAAAAAGGCGGAGTCTAATGATAGGTGAAGCACTTTGGAGAGAAAGACTCAGAGGTAGCCGTCGTGGTGAACGTAATCAGTACGATGATTTTGGTAACGAGATGTGGAATGAGGGATACCTTCCTGGTTCAGGCCCACCTGGAGCAGAAAACCAAGAAGGCCCACTCGGTGGAGACGGTGGAGGTAACGGAGACGGAGAACAACAACCTGGTGGATACCAGTTCACAGAGCCTGGAGAATGGGGGTTTGGCAGTGACTGGCTACAGAACATGCTATCTACATACGGTATGCCTATCGATGTAGAGGCACTCTATGCGCCACTTCGTGCAACGGGAGAGAGAAAACTTGAGGAACGATGGAAAGACCAGAAGGAGATGTTCGGAGCCTCGGGATTTGGTGGAGGTAGATGGTCTAGTCCACTTATCCAATCTGGGATGAGGGAAGCTGAGCGCATGGAAGAAAACCTGACACTATCTATGGCGCGTGCCAAGATAGCTGCTGAAGAGGCTGGGATGTCAAGGGCCATGGGTTCTATTAATCCCTACATAGGTGTGGGAACACAGAGATTCCAGGCACCATACCAGGCAAACCAGTGGATGTTACAGTCAGGACTCATGGAGCAGGATTTAATGAGTAAACAGGCACAGAATCAAATGAACCCATGGATGGCAATGCTTCTTAATGCTACTGCACCTGGTGGAGTGGGGCCAAACATGTATGAACCTGGTGGAGGTGGTGGTAGCATCTGGGATTTACTAGCTAACATGCCTTGGGGTGATATGTTTGGCGGTGGTGGTAATGGGGGGCAGGACTACAGTGGAGATACCCCTGAAGACCCATACGGTTCGTGGTATTAAGAGGAGAAATAAATGGCAGGATTTGAAGGTATAAACGCGCGAGTTGGTGGCAATGTAATCAACCCGTTACCATACTTACAACAGAGTCAAAAGGCCAACCCATGGTATAACCCCCTGATGAAGGGGCCAGATTTAGTGGGTGGCATGAGCGCAACGCTCAATAAACTGAAGGTAGAAGAGGAGCGCAAACGCAGGGAAGGGCTTGAAGAACGTGAAATGGTTACTAAGGAAAAAGCAACAACGGCTGGTGTATCACAAAAGGAGGCCATGGCAGAGTATTATAAAGCACAGGCTAAAGCTACTGGGAAGGGTGCAGAGAAGACACTCAGTAAGAAAGACCAGATGATGTACAAGACAATGGTAGAAGAGTACGGTGTAGATAGTCCTGAGGTAGAAAGTTTTGTTGTAAATGGATTTAAAATTGTAGACCCCGATACGGAGTATCCAGCATCTATGGTTGTTCCAGCGCTTGGTTACATCTCAAAGCTACAGAAGAAAACCATTACACAGGAACAGTTCAGTAAAATGTCAAAGTCAGGACAAAAGGCTATCATAGACAGGTACTACGATTCATTAGAAGCAGCCGAAGCAGGAAAAACAACTGACGTTCTGTCACCCGAGTCTGTGCAATCCAACCGTAATGCAGAGATTCGATTTGTGCGTGACACGTTCGACTCTGAGATGGCAGAGCTTATTCTACTTGGGCAATACGAGGATAGTCCTGAAAGAATCAAGGCGTTCGCAGCTCAAACAGATGTTCGCCTAGACCTACCTCACGAGCATAGTGTCATTAAGCGACTTGAGAAAAGAAACCCAGAGCTTGTAAACAATGAACAGAGAGCTTACGTGAAACTGATTGACAGCACATCGAATACTTTCTTTAAGATGTGGGGTAAACACGGAGATGAATTCTTTGAAGAGTTCGAAAAGCCTGAGTTCATGGACAAGATATTTGAGTTTGATGATATTGATGTAGATGCTTTCTACTGGATGTACTTTATTCACAGTGGTAGGTACGCATCTATGGTTGATAAGGGTAAAGAGAAAGGAAATGTTCTTATGGATCTTCTTGAACTTATAAATAAAGCAAAGACTGCAGTTACGGGGTATTACGAGAAATAAACATGACACAATTTGAAGACTGGTACTCTCTTTATCGACAAAGAACTGAAGAAGAAAAACTCGCTAAGGAGAAAGACGAGTTTAAAAAATTCGAAGACTGGTATGATGCCTATCGTAAAGACCAGGCCAGTCCTGTACCTGATGTCACAGACCTCGTAAAAGAAGACGCTGTTAGCTCTGTTGCTATTCCAGCACTGGAAGCCTTCGGTGTTAAAGCACAGGATATTGCTAAAGAGATAGTTGGTTTTGTTGAGAGTGTCCCAGGTAAAATCAAGGGTGCCCTTGATGGTATCCCCGATGTTATACACGAGTCGTTTGAACGTGCTGCTTCTGGAGAGGCTACCGCAGGGTGGGCAGACAAGACATCTCCACTCGGTCAGTTTACACCAGGGGAATTTGGGAACCTTAAAGAATTCCTACCAACACGTTCACCTGCTGGTGTACTTGTACAGAGTCCACGAATGCGTAGGCTCATGGACAATCTGAGTAATGGAGCAGAGGAATTTGTCACTGAGATTATACCACATATGGTAGAGGGTATTGCTAGACTGACACCACCTGGTGCAGCCCTCTCTGTTCAAGAGCACTACTTAGATAAGGCAGACCGTGCAAGACTGAAGAAAGAATTTGATGCTGCTGGTATCAAGCTCGATGACGATGTATGGAAATCTCCGCTCGTTCCAGAGGGACTGAAGATGGGTTCTGACGTGGTGGTTGGATTCCTTACATTCATACCGCAGACACTTAAGGGATTCTTTGAAAACCCCGTAGACTATATGACTGAGCACCCGTTCGATGTGGCCCTTCTTCTATCGATGATGACACCAAAAGGACTAAAGATAGCCAAAAAAGCTAAGTGGAAGTTCGACAACAGAGCATGGTTTAAACTTATAGATAGCATACCTGAAGAGGCCATGTCTCTACGTATGAAGCAAGAACTTGTCAGAAATGTCAAGTTACGTGGTGACTCTCTTGAGGCAACCCTGAAGGGATGGCTCGAGGGTGAAGAGGTGGCATCCAGACGTGCTGTGATGAAAAAGCTAGAAGAAACAAAACTCCAAAGAGATGCACGACACGTCAAACCTAAAGAAGTACCAGAGGGTGTGTTTGAACCACCAGATATAGGGGCACCACTACCTAAGCCACTCCTTGAGGGAGCACGTGAAAAGGCTACCAAGAAGAAACCCATGACTATCCTTGAGAAAGAGGACGCCCTGAAGCGTAGGGGTGGTCTTGAGGAAGAGGCTCCGTTCATAGGTGAGGAACCACCTGGTGCATTCCAAGACATGTCAAGGCGTCTCACCCAAGAGGGTAGAGACGTGTTTCAGCAACTGCTGGATGATGCTGTAAAGCGTGACCCCGACTATGCAAAGATGAAGCCTGAGGAACAGGTAATGCTTAAGGTAGCCAGGGCTAAGATACTCCGTGAACAGATGAAAGAAGTCGGCGGGGATATGGGTACACTAGCTGAGTTACTGGAAAAAGAGATAGATATATCCACTGGACTGACCAAGCAGGAACAGGCAGCGTGGGAAAAAACAAGGATTACGCCTCCAGAAGCACCCAAAATAGAGAAACCCCTACCGAAGGAGCCTAAGCCAGAGAAAGTGGCTGAGAAGGGCTTAGAGCGCGCTAAAGAGGATATCCTCATAGAGTCTGTAGACACAATGGCACCCATAGATGCCACTGCGGTTCAACTTAAAGATAGTTACAACGTGGTACCAGGTGGTAAGGTGACACGGGGAGCACCAAAGGAAGTCGGGGCAGAGCTATGGCGTGGTGATGTACAATACATTATTGAAAACTCAGCCAAGGAACTCCTACCAGCCAAGGCAGAGGGTAAGTATATTACTGGTGAGAACGTATACCAGGCAAAAAACGTAAAGACTGGAGAAGTATCAGGCTGGCTACGAGACACAGAGATGGACATAATGTTCCACAAGGAGAGTGTGGAGGGGTTCTATCCAGGGCCTGAAGTACCGCTATCATTCAGTGAGTGGGCAGACAAGCATGGTGTTGCGAAGAAGTTTGGCAAGGAACCAAAGAATATAAACAAGCTCGTTGATGAGTACATGCGTGATGTGGTGCAACCAGAAACACAGTTTAAGGATGTTACACATCCTGCTGGACTATCAGGAAAAGCTGTTGAGAAAGTTGGGCCATTCAAGAAGGAAACAGTAAAGGAAGCTAAGGGAGTTGCAGAGAAGGCAGTTAAAGAGCGTACGCTACGCAAAGAGAGGCGCGCTAAGATATACGAAGACAAGAGTGAAATGACACCAGAGGAAATGAAGTCACTCCTTGAAGAAGTTGAAGGCTTAGACGAAGGCATGATACTTGACACTGACATAATGAATCTGTACAGTGGGTACCCATTTGTCAAGGAAATCAAGGAGAGCTTCAAGAGACTCGCAAAGGGTGACATAGTTGCAGTAGGAAAAGCGTTACCTGCTGAGGCAAATAAGGCCATAGCGGTCACACAATTCCCAGACCTAGCAAAGGCTGTATCAGAAAAGGCTGAAGCTATCTTTGATATCCCTAACATTATCACAGAAGGGAAGGTAAAGGTTCCTAAGGGTAAGGTCATGTGGGAGGTACCGCTTGGTGTCGAACAGCGCATACTTACTAAGAAGATTCTTAACAGACTTGAGGGCATGAGGTTTCCAAACGAGGCACTAAAGACGCACATGGAATACCTGAATAACATTCTCAAGAAGGGTGAGATTATTATTCCAGAGGATGCACTTACGCATGTCTATAAGGATATTAAAGACTTTCGTCAGGGCATGGCTCAACCTCATTACTGGCTACCCGAAATAGACGGTACCCCATCGTGGGAAGCACTGGCTAAGATGGCTGATAATGCCACTCCGATGATGAAGTATGTATTGTACCGCTCACACGACCTGATGCTTCAGTCACTGAAGTATGAGAACATACGCTCTACCCACCTGGCAGACGTAGCTGATACATACCGCATTCAAGCTGGTGGCCCAGCAGATATTCTTGCTGGGGAGATACTTGGAAAGATTGGGTATGACTACCATAAGATACCATTAGAGCAGCTTGCTAAAAAGCCTGGAATCGACGCACTTGTCAAGAAAGCGTCTTCTCCAAAGCGTGGCATGGAGCTATTAAAGGCTGCCGTTGAGGCAAGGAACTGGTACAACGATGCGTTCAAGGCACAGAACCTGGCCCGTGAACTGAGAGGACAGCCAACCATTCCATTCAGGCAGTTCTATACACCTGACTCATTAAGAGCGTACACTATTTTTGAGCGTGCATCTACCATGAAGCAATCCTTTGAAAACTTCCTTAAAGATGTAGACCTGCCACAGGGTAAGGCAATACCAGACTTTGCTGTTCCAAATAAACCATTCAACCCGCGTGAGCTTGCTAAGAAGCACGGGCTTGAAGATGCGTACAAGGTTAAGGGTATGGTCAACCAGATGAAGGAGTACCTACCGTTTGAAGTTAAGGACATATACTACACCAGTATCATCAAGAACAATAAAGCATTCGCTAAGATGCTGAAGAACACAGATAACAAGTACAACCTACCTGGCGGGAGAACATATGAACACTCGTCTAAGGGTATTATGAGTTGGACGGGAGAGGCATTTGGTGGACTGCGCTCTGGTATCGACAGGACTCTTGGGATTACATCCACACAAGCTAAGTGGATGGCGACGTTTAGAGGTGCATTACACAGGAGTGTATTCCCAGGGTATGTAGCCTGGTCTGCTTTTATTCAGACATCATCTGCTAACCTTACGTTCGCTAGATACGGACTGAAGGCTGGTATCAAGGGGTTGAAGTGGTTTACCGACAAGGCTCTTAGAGACTGGCTGATGGATAACACGTTCGCGCTACAGACTAAGACAATCCGTGCTGGTGACATCGTAAGACAAGAGTTAAACGAAGGACTACTTCGTACTAAGGCCATGGACAACCCTAAGTTCCTTGACAAAGTAGAGAACATGGCATCATTTATGATTAGAGAGATGGAGAAACATCTGACTGGATGGTCTACCGCTACAGCTAAGGCATGGCTGGATGCCAAGGGGCACCCTGTTAACCGCTCATACCTGGAGAGAATCTCCGAGGGTGGAGCTAAGACACAATCATTGTATCACCTTGAAGACAGACCTGGGTATCTACGGTCACAAATCATGCGTACTGCTGCACCGTTCCAGACCTTCAGCTTTGAAGTGTTCAATACAATAGGTGAGATGCTTGGGCGTACGGGTATTAAGGATGCTAAAACTAAAGTACGTGTTGGTAAGGCGCTGAGGTTCCTTGGTGGTGCCATGGCTGTTAACTTTGTTGTGAACTCAACTGTCGGAAGAAAACCATGGGGTCTTGATTCGGCAGTACCATTTTACAATGTAATCATTGGCCCAATAGTTGAAGGAAGAGCTACGACGCGTCACCTTCCGTCTCCAGTTGGTATTGCAGCAGAGCTTAAAAAAGCTATAACGGGATACATAGATACTGGAGACTGGGACAACCTGCGTCAGTGGATGATTAAATACGGTAGCTCTTACTTACACATCCCAGGAGGAACGGCACTCAATAACCTGACAGAAGGACTGATTGCCATAGCTGAGGGTGGCGTGAACGACTCAGCAGGACGCATGCACTTCCCAGTGAAGGGTCTTGACGAGAAGCTAAGGGCTGTAACCGTTGGCCCATATAGAACTCAGGCTGGTCAAGAGTGGCTGAAGGAGAGAGGGGGCAAAGAGAAAGCACCGTCGTCTCCTATCGAGAAACAGAAAGAGCGTCTAAGAGAAGCGAAGAAGGGACGTAAGAAAAAGAAAGTCAAATCTCTTGAGGAGAGACTTAAAGAACTGAAAGAGAGCAGGTACGAATGAAGACCTGGCAGGCTTTTGTAATGTGCATAGCAGTACTCACAGCAGGCTTTGTGTTCGCTACGTATAAGCAACACGCACCATATACAACGCTGGCGAGTGCAGTTGGCATAGTATTTGCTGCCTATGCGGGCAAAAGATTGTGGCAAAAGAAAGAGGAGTTTAATCGTGAGACAGTGGATTAAGCCTGTTGCTTATATCTTAGCAGTAACTCTAGTTATTGTTGGATTGTACACTGCATACCAGGCTGTAGAGGGATACCTCGACAGTAAGATTGCTATCGAGCGTGGTAAATATGAGGTAGTTGTTCAGGAATATAAGGAATATAAAAACGGCGCCCTTTACGACATATCTATACTGGGAGAAGAGATAACGACACTGAAGGGGAAGAACGAGACCCTTGCCAGAGAGGATACACGGAACAGGACAGTGATTACCACTATCCGCGCGACCATTACTGACCTAGAAGAGGCTGCTGTTGTCCTAACGGACATCACCGACCAATATGACAACGCCATGCTACAGATAGCTGAGTATAAGGTGGTCGTAAAAGAGTATGAGGACAATGAGGCTCTACACGACGAACAACTGCTTAATAAGGATAAGATTATTGAAGCACAGGATACTGTCATTGAAGACTGGAAGCAGTTGTATCTGAACGAACAGCACCTGCATGGGCTGTGTAGGCTTCAGTTGTCAGCAACAGAGAAGAGACTTACCTGGGAGAAGGTAAAATTTAAAGGAAGTACAGTACTGATACTAGCTGGTGGAGCATTAGCACTGTACGTGGCTATCAAATGAATAAGAACGGATACTCAACGGTACGTAGCTGGAGAGATGATGTCAGTATGACTCTCGGGCAAATCGATGAGCGCACACAGAACACAGAAGAGAAACTAGACAAGGCACTTAAAGAACAGGGTAGGCAGGACAAGAGGATTGGAGTGCTGGAGACTGAGAACTCAAACAGGAGCGCAGTCCAGAAGAAGATGACAGCACTCATGGCTCTCATCGTAGTTGTTGTAACTACCCTTTCGAATATAGCCTGGAGAATATTTCGTTAATGAGCGAAAAAACACAACAAACAGAAAAAGAAGAAGCCCTATCTGCTTGGCGTAAACACTACTGGTTTGATATCATGGAAGAGACCCGTAAAAAAATGCAAACCATCCTGAAGAGTAAGGCTTCCACCAACCGTGAGAAGATAGACGCTGCCAAGACACTCGCCCGTATGGTGAGTGGACTACAGCCAGAAAAGGTGATACAAAAATCACCAACAAGAACACCAAAGACACAAGAAACAGGAGTGCTAACCGATAAAGAATTACAGGATATTGAGGAGTTAGCCAAGGGTGACTGGTAAACAAACACTAACATACTGGCGCACGCTGTGTGATGCCTCCTTCTTCCACTTCGTAAGAATTATAGGAGGGGCAGTAAGCCAGGGGGGAATTATCTCCCAAAGAATACATGGCCCTCTCTGTGCATTCGCACAAAACTCAAACATATATCGTAAGGCGATAGCTACACCCCGTGACTGGCTGAAGTCTACAGTCTGGACTAAGTGGAAAGCTATCTATGATTACGCAAGAGACCCCGAGGAACGACAACTCATTGCCTCTGAGAATGAACGTATCGCTGGTAACATGCTGCTGTGGATACAGACTCAGATACTCCGCAACCCACGATTACGTCTAATCTACGAGGATAGGTTTTCATATTTAGATGAGGACACTGGACAGTATCGACTTATAGATAAGGCGTGGACAAAGATGGATGGCATACGATGGACACGTACGACAATGGACTTACCACGCAAGGGAATCTACTCAGAACCCAGCATCCAGGCAATCGGTATCGGAGGTGCTGCCCAGTCAGGACACTACACTCGAATAAAGATTGACGACTTGGTTGGTGAGGCTGCTATGAAATCTATACTAGTGATGGACTCAGTTGTACGCTGGTTTGATAACCATGCGGAGCTACTCGTACAGCCTGACGTATCACTAGCTAACCCAAGTTACGTGGAGATGGTGGGAACACACTGGGGGCCAGGGGACTTCTTCTGTTATGTACAAGACAACTACGAGGCTTTCAAATGGATGATTGTGCCGTGCAGGAAGGACTTCCCTGAGCACGAGAGAGACCACGTAGTGTACCTTAACAACCCTGACGTGGAGATTGGAGAGTCAAACTGGCCTGAGAAGTTCAGCACGCAGTACTATATTGATATGCTCAACTCAGAGAAGGCCAACATCTACTGGGCACAACACATGAACTTCCCCGAGAAGGGAGCGGGGATAACAAAAATAGACACTGACTGGATTAGATACTATGAGTGGGAGTGGGAAGAGGTACAGGTTGGCACTACTA